ATTTAATAAATATGTATATTCGATATATGGCTAGATTAAACATAGACACAGGAGCGGTAGGAAACCCATCAACAGGCGATACTTTGCGTACGGCCATGACGAAGATCAATACGAATTTTGAAGAAGTGTATCAGTTGGTTGGTGACGCAGACACAGGCACTATTACCACATCGATCACAAATGGTGATCTAAAATTACAAGCGAATGGCACCGGGATAATTGAAATAGATCAACTACAAATTAATAACGCGGCAATCACTCCAATTGCAACAAACAGTGACTTGACTTTATCAGCAAATGGCACAGGAGCCATACAGTTGGGATCAGCCACAATAGCGAGAACAGGTGATCTCACAGTCGACACATCAGGTGATATAATCTTAGATGCCGGCGGAGGTGATGTATTCCTAAAAGATGATGGCACAATATATGGAATATTGGCAAATACTTCAGGAAACCTAGAAATAAGATCAGGTACCACAGCGGCAATGTCAATGAGTGGTGCCAATGTCACTGCTCATGGGAATTTCACATTAACTTCTGGTACGCCGTTCATTCAAATACAAAGGACCGATAATGCAAACGTACCAGGTATAGATTTCCTAGGTTCGGCAGGCACAGCAGGATCAAAGATTCTGTTCGACGGTACAAGTGGTACAGCAAACGAATTAATTTTCCAAACATTCACAGTGTCTGGTGGACTTGCAGAAGCATTTAGAGTGCAGGGAGGTGGAGCAAAAGTAACCGGCACGTTGGACATCGACGGCGGAATAAGCATCACTGACAACAAAATAACATCATCGGCTTCAAACGCAAACATACAGATCGATGCTTCGGGAACAGGAGCGATTGAGTTACTAACACAAAAAGTAATAATGGCTAACCTTCCAACAAGCGATCCAAGTGTTGCTGGACAGTTGTTTAGAGATGGTACAGATCTCAAGGTAAGCGTAGGCTAATAGCCTCTAGTTGATATGGCACAGGAACTGATAAACATAGGCACAATCGCAAACGACGGGACAGGTGATACTATTAGAGGTTCTGGTATAAAAATTAACAACAATTTCACAGAAGTTTATGCAAGGCCACACTTTACATTAACTCATATTGAATTTTCGGGCAACCAAATCAAAGGACTTTTATCAAACGCTGATATTGAATTGCAGGCAAGCGGCACAGGAACTGTTACAATGCCGGAACTGACTATTGACTCTACTATTAACATATCTGATAACGATATAAAAGTTGATAGTTCAAATTCCGATTTAGTTCTCACAGCAAATGGAACTGGGTCAATTATTTTCGCAAATATTGATGCAAATGCAGGAACGATAGACAACGTGCCAATTGGTGCGGCTACACCAGAATCTGGATTGTTTATTTCTATGAATGTTAACACGTCTGCGTCATTCGACGGCGTTGCAATATCGGACAATGCTATTACTACAACATCTAACGCAGACCTCCAATTGTCAGGCAGTGGAACAGGCACAGTGTCATTCAATGGTGTAAAATGGCCAACAAGTGACGGAAACGCAAACCAAGTATTACAGACAAACGGGAGCGGGCAACTATCGTATTTTACTTCTCCAATATTATTCGATTCGACAAATATCACAGATGGCACTGCTACTGTATTAGGAAGTAGTTCAAGTGTACAAGTGATCGACAGTTTTGGAACTTCAACATTTAGAAGTGTTAAGTACCATATACAAATTTCAGATTCAACTGATGACAGGTATAGATTGATAGAGGCAAATGTAACCCACAACGGTTCAGATGCTTTCATAAGTGTGTTTGGTGGAGTGGACAACGGTGATGGTGACGGATCTAGTGTGTATGACACAATTGATTTGTCAGCAGATATAAACAGTGGCAATGTAAGGTTGCTTGGTCAAGTAAATAACGATAACAATCAGGTTATTAAATTTGTAAGGAGACCTATAAAGGTATAATATGGCACAAATCACTCTAAACGTTGGATCAAATGCTAATGATGGTACAGGTGACACGTTAAGATCTGCCATGCAGAACGTGAATACTATGTTCACGGAGGTTTATTCGTCCTCATTGTTTAATGAAGGTATATCTATTAGTGGAAACAATATAAGTGCAACAAGATCAGATGACGATCTTATTTTTACACCTAGTGGCACTGGTATCGTAAGGATCGATAACCTAACAGTCGACTCAAACATAAACATCACAGACAATGAAATACAAACCACCCAGTCCAACTCTGATCTTGTTTTATCAGCATCAGGAACTGGCAGTGTTGTTATTGCAAAAGTTGACATCAATGGAGGTGCAATAGATAACACAGTAATAGGAGGAACCACTCCGGCGGCTGGAACATTTACAACAGTCAATACATCAGGAGCGGCAACACTCGATGGTGTCCAAATAAATGACAATACAATAACAACAGTCAATAGTAATGATGATTTAGAGCTGTCAGGTGCTGGGACAGGCACTGTGACAGTTAATGGCTTGAAACTGCCAACAGCAGACGGTTCGGCTAACCAATTACTAAAGACAGACGGCTCGGGTAATTTTGGATTCGCGACAGCGAGTGCAACACTTAATCATTCCGACATCAATGATAACAGCACTACGGTTGCATCTTCGTCAACATCTGTGATAGACACTTTTGCTTCGGCCACATACAGAAGTGGAAAATATTACATTTCAATATCGGACGCTACTAACAGTAGGTTTGAAATTGTTGAGGCAAATCTTGTACACGGTCCAAGTGGAGACAGCACCACAGAATCATTTATTACAGTGTTTGGTTCCACAACAAATCATTCAACTGGACTTGCAACATTTACCACAGATATCAATGATGGAAATGTGCGATTACTAGCAACAAATATTACCAACGATAGTTGTGTATTCAAATTTCAAAGAACACTAATTGACGTTTAATAATTACATTAGGTTTATAAAATTTACAATAAATACTTCAACAAAGGACTTATATAAAGCATGGCTAGACAAGTAATTAACATAGGATCAAGTGCAAATGACGGAACAGGTGATCCGTTAAGAACAGCGTTTGATAAAATCAATGACAACTTCGTAGAACTATACGGTTCGGATAACGACATCAACACACTTGACGCAAACCTAGATGTAAACAACTTTGAAATCACAACAGGTGTAACAAACGGTAATATAATAGTCACACCAAACGGAACAGGAAGCATCAAACTAGGTGCAATGAAATTTGTTGGCACTACGATAAGTTCAGATGATTCCACACAGATCACTATAGCAGAAAATATTCAAACAACAGGCACCTTGAACGTTGGAGGTGCAACAACTTTAGGAAGCACATTAACGGTTGGAACTTCATTAGCACTAGCAACAGGTGCCACAGTAACAGGTATCGCTGACGAGGACAACATGTCTTCCAACTCGGCCACACTATTAGCAACGCAACAATCTATTAAAGCATATGTTGACGCACAGATCACAGCAGAAGATTTAGATTTTCAAGGTGACTCGGGAGGGGCACTTTCGATTGACCTAGATTCTGAAACACTTACAATTGCAGGTGGCACAGGTATTGACACATCAGGATCTTCCAACACATTGACTGTGGCTATCGACGCCACAGTGGCAACTTTGACTGGATCGCAGACTTTGACAAACAAAGTTTTAACTAGTCCAACAATATCATCACCAACAATCACAGGTGTAACAACCACAACTAGTCTTACCACAAATGACATTACCACCAATGGATCAAATGCCAATCTAACTTTGGATCCTCAAGGATCTGGCACGATCGAATTGGCGGCGGCAACAAATGTAACAGGTAATTTAGGAATCTCAGGAACAACATCAACAGCAGATATTACTACTACAGGAAACACAACAGTTTCAGGCAACAGCACAGTGGCTGGAAACTTGACTGTGCAAGGTCACATCAACGCAGATACTATAATTTCAAACTCCAATGGAGATATAACAATTGATCCGGCAGGCACAGGAGCGATTGTGCTTACAGGACCAATCACTGCAACTGGAACACAGACCACAACAGGTCAATTAAATGTAGACAATCTAAGATTAGACGGCAACACATTATCGGCAACTTCTGGTGGTATAACTTTAGAAGCCGCGACAGGACAAAACGTCACAGTCAGCGGAACTGGTGTAAAATTGACAGCAAATGAAGCCAACTTTGTTTTAATGGAGGCCACTACAACAAGAACAGATACATTGTCATCTGACACATCTGATGGTAATTTAACCATTAACACACAAGGAACTGGAACTATTGAACTTGGGGCAAACACTAATCTAACTGGAGCATTAGGAGTATCAGGTGCAATCACGGCGACCTCTTTGGTCACAAATACTATTTCATCAAATGGGTCTAACGCAGACCTTTCAATACAGCCAAGTGGTACAGGTGACGTTTTAATCAGTGCTTTAAGGGTAAATGGAACAACCTTAGACAGTTCAGATTCAACCAAAATTACAATTGCTGAAAATTTAGACGTTACAGGAAACATCACAGGCACGATCGATGCCGACAACGCAACAATTTCCAACCTGGAAGTGGACAACTTCAAGGCGAGTGCCATTGTCACTGAAGGTGAGGGAATAGGATCCAACGACAATGATACGACGATCCCAACTAGTGCGGCAGTAAAAGACTACGTAGACGCAAGAGACATAGGTGACCTATCCGTAACAGGTTCCACTATATCAGCACCATCTAATGCGGCCTTAACTTTGACAACATCTGGATCAGGTACAATAGAATTACAAACAGACACAAATTTGACAGGAACACTATCAGTAACTGGTAATATTGCCAAAACAGGTGACTTATTAGTCGATGTATCTGGAGACATCATATTGGACGCCGATGGCGGAGACATATTCCTAAGAGACGGTGCCGCAGGAAACTTTGGTGTATTCATAAGATCAGGATCAAATGATTTGACTATTCAATCAGGGAGTTCACAGTCGATTATATTCAGCGGTGCGAATTCGGCACTTCAAGGCGACTTATCTGTGGCAGGCTCATCAACGTTGGATGGTGTCACAATTACAGATAATACTATCAAAACAAACGCCTCAAACGCAGATTTACAGATAGGAACTTCTGGAACAGGTGTAATAGATATTTTAACTGCCACACAATCAACGGTTGGATCGGCGGGAGGTGCTTCGGCGCTACCTGGACAACCTACAGGATACATTAAAATAAAGATCGGTGGAACTTTGAGAGTGATTCCGTTCTACGACGAATCGTAATAGACACGGCACATAATCCTTAATAAGGAAACATGAGGAAACGTTACAACGACCGTAATAGGCATAAGACTGCACATTCTGAGATAAGACGCTTGGAGGAGGCCATAAGACGTG